ATCATGCAGCAACAAGAATATAGTAAACGCCGCTGCTAATGCTTCTGTGTTGCTGGCAGGGCTCTTCAAGTATTCCACAATGTTGGCAAACTTCCTGGGGCTGACCTTGGTCTGTAACCAGTCACCAAATCCTCCCAGCAAGTTATCAAAGTTACCACTGGGAATACGATAGTTGATGTAGTCCACACATAGTTTGGCCAAATCTGTGATTTGTTGTGCCCGCAGTTCTGCAGGGTTAAACAGTGTATCAATGTTACGACCTTGGCTACTCAGCAGGCCTCGGATCTGTTTGAGCTGTGCAGGATCAGGAGTGATTTCTTTGCCTCCAATGGGCTCAATCAACAACAAACCTGGTACATCATTGAACTTCACACGGCTCAAGGGCTGGCGGTGCTCACCTTGGTCAGCATACATGCTGTGCATGGCCACACCCACTTGACTGTTGCCTATTCTCTGTCCCAGGGCGCTCTTGGCCGGGATGCGATACTGTACTGTGTTGGGCTTGAACACATAGTTGCCAGACTCCAAGGATGGTGTATCCATGTACAGCAAATCGCCTTTGACATAGCCACGGAAGTTAGAAGGCACAGCAGCTTCCAGCATGGGCCACAGGGTAGCATATAACTGTATGAGTTCGCTGCGCTGTCCCGAACGACCGCCTTGTATCTGCGCCATCATTTGAGGTGATGTGGCCAGACCATCGTAGCCCTTGGCTTCAAAGCCTGAACCGTCTGTGAGCACAAACTCACCAGTGTCTGGTTTGCGCCCAAATACCACAGCAGGCTTGCCATCCCACTTCACTGTGACTGCTTTGGTAGGACTTTCTGCTGAGTGCTTGACTATTTCCAGTGCCTCTTGTGCGCCACGTGAGCCTTTGCGGAATATGAGATCTTCCAAGTGTTCAATGCCCTTGGCACGCCCGCCCACACCTGCTGCTTCGGCTTCGTAGATCTGATATGGGTTGGTCTTTTCAGTTTCAATCAAGGCAGTCATGCCCTGGTTTACGATACGGTCACGCAGGCGTGCTAGGAATCCTGCATCACTTTCTTTGATGGGACCGGGTTCTTGCAGTCCTTCACGTGCCAGGTATTCACGGAAGTCAGCCAGCTTGGCTTCACGATCGGGATCCATGGCCAACGCATCATAGATGCTTTCCACGCTCTTGAGATTCTTGCGATCATAGTTGGGACCCAACAGATACTGTGCGGCCTGATCTGGATCCATGGTCACTGGTTTTTCAGTCTGGCGACTGATGATACCTTTGTTGGAGGCTTTGAGTCCCAGTGATTTGGCTATGCTGCTCATCAGCACGTTACGGTGTACACCTTTGTAGGCTGATCCAGCGCCGCCACCTAACCAGAATATACCCCAGTTAAGGTCAGGCATGAACATGAAGTCAGTTTGCACATAGCCTTTTTTGGGATTACCTTCGATGGGTGTTTTAAAATGCACAGCTTCGCCGCTCATGCGTACCCAGTCTTTGGGGTCTTGTTTGTTTTTCACAGCCCATGCGTCCAGCATGCCTTTGAGCGCAGGTTTAGAGATCTCATTGGAGTCTACTGCCAGGTCCATGTCTCCGGAGTCGGGCTTCTTGCCGGTGCTGCCCAACCACTTCACAGGTATCTTGTCTATGTCTTTTTCTAAAGTCAAGTCAATGCCTGTGAGCTTTTCTAACCAGGCCACAGTGGATGGGATCTGTTCTCTAGGAATGCGCTGTGTCACAGGTTGACCATTGGCATCCTTGAATACGTTACCACCTTCCAGGAGATGCATCATTCTGCTGCCTTGGCCAAGTTACTGGGATCATTGGCTGCGGCTATTTGTGCCACTATCCGATTGAATTTTTGTACTTTGTCTGGACGTATAGTGGCTATAGAAGCAGCTACATCTTCGGCTTCGCTACGACTCAATCCTACTTCACTTTGTAGCTGATTGGCCACGTTAGATTGGGTCTGAGTTAGGCCAGCGCGGCTTTTTGATTTCATGCTTTGCATATAAGTGGTGGCTTGAAATGCTGACTTGACTATTTCTTTAAAACTGTCTTGCATGTTGGCCTTGCCATTGTTGGCCATGATTTTGGCTTTGGCTTGATCAATGGCCTTTACCAGTTCTGCTGCGGGGCCAGTGAGTTGGGGCACATTTTGCACTGCCTGGGGCAATGATTGATAGCCACCAGCTAGTTGTTGCCGCAATAGAGACTGATTGATAATTTGATCCAGAGCTTCTTCTTTTTTACCATTTACTTTTTGCCATTCGCCAGAGTTGGGATCCGTGGTCCCGATTTCAGCAGCCAGGCTTGCTTCGGTTTGTTGCCATCTTTTGGCCACATCTTTGGCGGTGGAATCGATTAGTGGTGCGCTGAGTTTAGCAGCTACATCTTGTGCTTGTCCTGGTGCGGCAGTAGTAGTGTCAAACTTGCCACCGATTCCAGCAGCGTCTAATGTGGCGTTGGCGGCATAGTTGGCCACACCACCAGCAATAGCTCCAGCCTGTTTAATGCCACGACCTACAGCTTGTATGCCACTGACTATGCCCTCGTCTGTGCGACGGCGTGTGATTTCATGAATCTGCATTGGTTCTTCTCACTGATCTAGAAAACTTGCCCGAGTCCCGGGTGCGGATAGCATTCAGTAGTTTACGGGTGAGATTTTCAGCCTGTTCTGGTGGGAATTCAGTGTCAATCTGTTCCAGTAGTCTGATGGCATTGGCTATGATGTTGGCCGCGCGATTTTCAATCAACAGGCGGCGATCACGCTCAATGTACAGATCATCCAGTTCTTCCAATATACTACGGGTGCGTTTTTGCATGGGCTCAAGGACCTTTGCTTTATTTATTAAAATCTCGTTACCAAGTTGGCATTCGATCAGCACTGGTACAAGTTAAAATATTCCATTGGCCTATAAATTTTTATAAAAATCTAGCATAGAACTCAGCTAGTTTAGGAAACACCAAAGAAAACTGCTGATTGCGCTGGCGATCGTGCTGGATTATCTCGTTGAGCATGGCTGTGATTTCTGTTGGTGACTCTTTCCATTGTTTGCTTATGAAGTTCTTGACAGGTTGATCAGCAGCCCAATCCACATACTCCTGGCTACAGTTATCTAATGCGAAAATACCCTTGGCCATGTGTCTTGTGTGATTCACCAAATCACCCTCGCGATTGGTAGTGAAGTTTTGTTTGATCCAAGTGTCCAACTCATCAAGACTTGCCAGGTTGAATATGGATACAGTTTCCTCTACCAGGAACATCACATTAGAGGGCACAGTGCTCCGGATGTTCAATATGTTGTCTGTGACCTGCGACCACGAAGCTGGCCAGCGCAGGTATTCAAACTTTGAGCCTACACCATCTAGACTGAAATGAAGCTTGACCAAGAAAAACTTGTCAATGATATGGTGGTTGCGAGCATGTATGGGCTGTGTGCCATTGGTCTGGAAACACAAGGTCAACTGCTGTTTGGCGTTGGGCACGTTATCTCCCAGCCATTCAGCCACATCCCAATATTCTTGTCCTAGTAATGTTTCTCCACCGCAGAATACCAACATACGCAGATTGGAAAGATCCAATCGCTGTAGTGCTGAGATTACCTGTTGTTTGTCCTGGCTTGGCACGACTGGTTGTTGTAAATACTTTTGCCAAAAAGTGCTACTGTGTGTGCCACAAGTCCTACAGGCAAGATTACAACTTTTATCAAACATGAGATCTATCCTAGCAGGTCCTGACAGATTGGTATAAGGATATATTTCGAGTCCTTCATTCATACCAGTTCTCAAACTTTGATTACCAGAGTCCTCTATTCGTTTACATTGTAAGCATCCCGGATCCCAATGTTGTTTAAGCCTCAATGGTTGGAACTTTGGATCATGCCAAAAGTTACCTTCCTTTTGAGCTGGCCATAGATCATTTCTTAAGCAACAATGTTGTACCAGCGGCGAGTGGGAATTTGGCGGGAACACGAGATGCAATCCACCATGTATTTCTGAACAATACATGTTGGTCATGACGCTTTGATTTGGCCCAATAACTGTTTGAGCTTGTTGCTCTGCACATCTGCTGAGATCTTTGGCGTGTCAACCAAATTGTCCTCCACAGGCTTTATCTGGCTACGAGCTTTGATACTGTCCATGATATTGGGCCCAGGCTTTCTACTCATAAGATCATTATCGTCGCCACCAGCATCTGTGATGCGCATGGTCTCAATATTGTATTCCAAGTCGATCTTTTGTCCCACACCTGTTGAACTACGACTTTTCATACACTGGATCTGATACTTGCCCCGCTCTTTCATGGCCCTGCTGGTAAAGATACCAAACACATTATCCGCTGTGTTAATCTTACTAATACCACCCGATATGTGGCTGTGGTCAAACTCAATCTCTTCCACCGCCGATCTGTTTAACTGGCTTGCTGTGACCATCAATATACCCAGTTCCTTGGCCAAGTTGCGCAGTTCTTCACTCACATACTTGTCCTTCACAAACAAGTC